ATATAATATTGGTATTACAGCTGGATTAGAAACAGATATTTGTGGTAAAAAGATTATTGATTATTGTAATGTTATGGATTATATAATTGTTCCTTCAAAGTTTGCAAAAGAAACGATTGTGAATACTGCAAAAAAGAATAATATTGAATTAATACCTAATATTGATGTTATTCATGAACATTTTCCACAGAATTGGAGTAATGAATTAAAAAATGAGTTTAAATCGGATATTGATTTAAGTTTAGATAAGATTAAGACTGATTTTAATTTTTTGTTAATTGGTCAAATGGGAATTCTTACTCAATATGAAAGAAAGAATATTTTAAATTCAATATTGACTTGGGTTAAAGCTTTTAAGGATAATGAAAAAGTAGGATTGATTGTGAAGACAAACATGTCTAATCATTCAAAGGAGAATAACTCCCGTTTACTAGGTGAATTAGCAAACATATTTAAGGATATTCCTTTATCTGCAAAGAAAAGAATTCACCTGATTAACGGGAGATTAGATGAACATGAAATGTATAAACTATATACACATAAAAAGGTTTCATGTTTATTCAATTTGGCTTATGCTGAAGGCTTTTGTTTACCAGCATTAGAAGCAGCTAGTGTAGGGTTACCTGTTATAATAAGTTCATGGTCAGGTCATTGTGATTTTATGGATTTATCAGAGAAGAGAATTAGATTTAATCATAAAATTGATTATGTTCAAAAGGAATGGTTGAAGTGTTGGGGAGGTAATTTTGTTGATATGTTTGTTGAAGAATCTAGATGGGCTTATCCTGATTATGATGATGTTGCAAATAAGATGCAAAAATTGCAAAGTCAGTATTCTATGCCAAAGCAATGGGCAATGGAGTTAAAAGATAAAATACATGAAAAGTTTTCTAAACAAAGCATTGAAAAAGATTATAATGAAAAATTAAAATTTCTTTTAGCAAGAGAATAAAAAGGCGTTTTTATGATATACTTATTAGTATTTTTATTGATTCTTTTGATTGTAGCTATTTACTTTTGTGTTAAATTTGCATTAATAATTATCAATATTCAACAAACCATAGAGGAAAGTTTGGATATATTAGACGAGAAGTATGCAATAATATCAAATATTTTAAATATACCGATCTTTTATGATTCGAAAGAGATAAAAGATGTGTTAAAAGAAATAAAGGGTGTTAAAGATGCGATATTGTACATAGCACAAAAATTAACCAATAAAGAGACAGACCAAAATGATGAATTTGACGTTGTTATTGAAGAAAAAATCACCGCAACAAGAGGGGACAAGTTCGACGACTCCCAACAATGAAACACCAAAAGTGGAAGAGAAACCAAAATCGAAAAGAGGTCGAAAACCAAAAAATCAAGGTTTGGTAACTATTCCGAATAATGGTACAAAAAAACCGGGTGATCCTTCTGACACAACAATGTATTTTTCAGATCTGACTCAACAAAAAATTTTAGAATATAAATCCTGTAAATCAGAAGAAGAAAAGTCGAAAATTTATTTTGATTACATTTATCCTGCTTTTGAAACATTAGTAAATAAATTAATTTCTGTCTATAACTTCAAATCTTTTAGTGAAGAATTACAACATATGAAAAAAGATTGTATATTCTTTTTATTTGAAACAATTCATAAATGGGATGAATCAAAGGGCAAAAGAGCATTTTCTTATTTTAATGTTGTTGCTAAAAATTGGTTGATTATGAGATCAAAGCAAAATTACAATTATTCAAAAAGAAACGTTCAGGTTGAAGATGCAATTGACTTTTTAAATAAAAGTGAAATGTTAGGTATTAATGACAAATTGATTGATTATAGAATGCCTGATGATGAAATGGTTCAAGATGAAAGATTTTTAGGCATTCTTGATATGATTGATTATATTGAAGATAAAGTTCATGATGATCGTGACAAGAAGTGTATTGAAACAATTAGAATTGTTTTTGAGAATATTGATAATTTAGAATTTTTAAATAAAAAAGCTTTGTTTATTTATATGAGAGAGATATCTGGTTTAAATAGTAATGAATTGAGTGCATCTTTATCTAATATTCGTAAGCATTATAAGTATTATAAAGATTTAGAAGATGAAGACAAGATTGATTGGATGTAAATATGTCAACAGATATAGATGATTTAAAGAAAAAAGATGATAAAAAGCTAGAAAAGATTAATAATTTTTCACATATTTTAAATAGTATTGATTCTTTGGAAGACAAGAAAAAGTTGTTATGGAAAGAAATATATGAAAATGCTATTGAAGATAGAGAAAAAGCTTCAATGTTATTTACAGATTGTTATCAGTCAATGGTGACAACAACATTATCTGATCATATTAGTGCAGGTCAGATTATGGCAAAGTATATTGAAAGAATGTCAAAATCAAATGATCAAGTATTAAAGTTAGCTGAATTAATTGCAAATGCACAGGCAAAAGAAGAGCAAGTAAGTGATGAAGATATATTTTTAAAAATATCACAAGGAAGATAAATGTTTATTAGAGCTCAAGTAATTGAAGTTATATCTCATCCTTCATTAATTAATGATATTATTATAAATCAATTATCTAATGATTCAAATACAAAGTTAAGTATAAAAAAGAATCCTGAATTATTAAAGGATTTACCTAGAAATTCAATTATTGCTCAATTAAAGAATGAAAATCAAAGAATAATAGCTATTCCTTTTTTTTCTTCACACATTGGATTTCCTTTAAAGCCAGGTGAATATGTATGGTTATTTAAAGAAAGCATTGAAGATGTAGGTTTAAAATATGATTTAATGATTGAATATTTTTGGGTGTCTAGAATTCATGGTATGAATTTTTATGAAGATGCAAATTTTACACATGATGATAGAAAATTAATAAAAAACTATCAAAAGAAAACTAATAATTCGATATCTTTAAATACTGAAATTTATATGTTGGATAATAATATTATTCAAGAAAAAAAGACACCTATTGCACCATTTAATAGAGGTAACGTTTTAAATTCAGAAACAAAAACTTCTTCAAATAATATAATTGCACAAAGATTAAATCAATTCAGCTTAAATATATCCGGAAAATATATATTAGAAGATATTCCTAGAGCTACAAAGAACCCTGGTGATTTTATTATTCAAGGATCAAATAATACCCTTATCAAATTAGGTACAAATTTTGCTAATACTTCAAGCGGCACATTAGCAAAATTTAATACAACAGTATTTAATGAAAATGTACAAAAATATTCAGGTACTATTGATATTGTTGCAGGAAGAGCAGCTATTTCAAATTTGTATTTAAATAGAAATATATTTACACAATATGAATTAAATGGCAATAATATCTATTATGATAGAATTTCAGCTGACTTTTCTAGAAATTCTCATATGAGTATTTTAAATGAAAGAAATACATTTGAAAACATTAAAGATTCAAAATATTATACAGGATTGAATATTGAGAATTTATCAGAAGGAGATCCGGATTTCTTTTCAGACATCAGTAGATTATATATTTCTGAGCGCACTAGTGGTGATTCGTTATTATTAAATAATGATTTATATACAATTGAAAATACGAAAGAAGCTAAAAAGAAGTTAATTGAATCTAAAGCAAATAGAGGATTTATTATAGGTAAATTAGTAGCACGTGGTAATGTTTTTGATTTAAATAATGAAGATGAAAATGCAATATATCAAGATGAAGGTGGTTCAATTCATTTAATTAAAGAAGGTGACTCCATTAATCATCCTGCAAATATTGTATTAAATCATGAAGGTATTGTATCAATTAATGGTTTAAAAGTAGTGATAGGTGATGAAAACAAAATTAAAGAAAATGGGAAAAGCGAGCATGTATATATTGGTCATGGTGCAAAAGAACCATTAGTTTTAGGTTATTTTTTAAAGAATAAACTTGAAAATTTTATGAATGAAGTTTGTAAGTCTTTAGTATTAATTAATAAAAATTTGGATGAAATTAATACTAAATTTAATAGCCATATAAATGAATATAATACACATACTCATATCTTCATATCAACTCCGCCTAACACTCCTAGTACAACAAATCCGACACTTCCTATTTCTACTAATCAAATATCTGATTCATTAACAATACCTGACAAACAACTAAACAATGAAAGTATTAATGATCCTGTTAAAGATGAAAATAAAGATGGAGAGTATGGTATAATAAAAGATATGAAGCAGAATCCTGAAAAAATATCTGAAAATATTCAAAATATAATTCTTATTAAAAATAGTTTAGTAGAAGTATTGAGTATGTTAGGAAAGACATTGTAAATAAATAAATATAATAAAAGAAAAGAAAACTAGTTTATTATGTCGACAATTAAAAAATTTAATTTTAAATCCGGAGGAAATTCAATTGTTGAATCAAAAAAAATTGATTCACAAAATATATCAATTTCTACCGTTATGAAGCCAATTGGTATAAAGACTCCTCTTATGTTATCGAATTCAGATGATATATTTGAAATGAATTATTCTTTGTTTTCACAGATTGAAGATAATTTTAAAAATTTAATTCAGACTCGAGCCGGTGAAAGATTATGTTTTCCTAGCTTTGGAACAAATATTCAGACAATATTAACTAGAACAGAATTGGAAAATCCTCAAGAATTGGCGATGCAAGAGATACAAAGAGTTGCATCAAGATATATGCCATATATAAATTTAGTAAGTTTTTCAAATTATATTGATGAGGTTGAGAGTAAAAAAGGAAATCCTGTTATAATATTAAATATTGGTTATAGTGTTCCTACAATATCTAATGAACAAAGATTAATTACAATTAAATTAGGGATGACATATTAATATGACAACAAGTAATAATATAAAAAATGATGTGCAAACTAGAATTGCAAATGAAAGATTAAAAAATAAAAGTTACCTATTAAAAAGCTTTGAAGATTTTAGAAATGAGCTATTACAATATGCAGTAACATATTTTCCAGATAAGATGAATGATTTTTCTGAAACATCTGTTGGTGGTATGTTGTTGGATTTTGCAGCAATTATAGGTGATAGTTTATCATATTATATGGATCATCAATTTAATGAACTAGATCCTTCATTAGCAACTGAAAATGAAAATGTTTTAAAGCATATTCGAAGAGCGGGTATTAAATCTTCACCACCATCTCCTGCAACAGTAATGGCTGAATTCTCCATTCGTACAGATATTGCAGCAAATGGTGAACCTAAAATTGAGCAATTACCAAAATTAATTAAAAATTTACAAATAACATCAACATCAGGTATTAATTTTATTCTATTAGAAGATTTAGATTTTTCAGATGGTATTTACAAAAGAAAAATCAAAAACAACAATTCAGGATATTATATTTTATCAAAAGAAGGTGTATGTGTTTCTGGAAATAGAACTACAGAATCCTTTAACTTTGGAAATAATACTACACAATTTCCTACAATAAATTTATTAAATAGAAATATTACTCAAATAGAAAAGGTTGTAGATTCTGAAAATAATGAATATTATGAGGTTGATTATTTATCTCAGGATACTGTTTATAAATCGATTAAAAATTTAAATACAAATGAAAATTATTATGAAATATTACCTGCTCCTTATAGATTTGTAAAAGAAGATAATTTGTTAACTGGTGAAACATTATTAAGATTTGGTAGTGCAACAAAACAAGATTTACAAAATAATATTTTAATTGATCCTGCAAATGCTGCAATTTCATTATATGGTAGAGAATATTTTTCAAAGGTATCATTTGATCCTGCACAATTATTAAAAACAAATAGCTTAGGTATTTTACCAAAAAATACAACATTATATGTTACTTATAGATATGGAGGAGGTTTAAATCATAATATTCCTGCATACTCATTAAATCAAATTAATACAACTTCAAATATTATTTTTAATGAAAATGCAACAGTTGTGGATACTGAATTTATATTACGTAACATTTCAGTTCAAAATGTAATTAGTGCAACAGGTGGAATGGAAGGTTTGAATTTTACACAATTACAAGAACAAATTCCTAATGTTACTAAAATGCAAAATAGAATTATAACATATCAAGATCTTCTAGCTAGACTTTATTCTATGCCAGCACCTTTAGGTAGAATTGCTAAAGCAACAATTCAAGATGATAAATTTGATTTCTTTTCAAAGAATTTATTTCTATTATGTTATAATAATGAAAGATATCTAACATATGCATCAGATGCTTTAAAGAAAAATATATCAAAATATATTAATGAATATCGTTTAATTGGTGATTCATTTAGATTACTTGATGGTATAATTTTAAATTTTGCAATTGATATTCAAATTAGAATAAAAGAAGGTAATGATCCGGATGTTGTCAAAAATAATGTTATTCAAAGAATCATTTCTTTTTCTAGATTTGATTTATATCAAATTGGTCAACCTATTATATTAGATGATTTATATAATATTATAATAAATACTCCTAATGTAACATCAATTGCTACTAGTAAAAAGAATTTTATAAAATCGATATCTGGAAGATATTATCCTCCTTTAGGTACAACAAATTTATCAGAATTGGTATATTCAAATAGTGTATTTAATCCTGTTACTGTAAATTATAATGACATATTATGTCCTCCTACAGGAGCGATATTTGAAATGAAATATCCTGAGTACAATATTAATATCCGAATTGTTACATAATTAACTTAATTTTTATATTTAAATTTTAATAATAAATTAGGCAAAAAGATGTATATCATATATCCTTGTAAAAAAGATACATATATTACTAATAGATCATATTTAAATGTAGATGGTAAATATGCAAATTTTGGTAGATCTTCAACAATAGATTTATATAAGATTTATAATGAAAATTCTCAACAAAAACAACAAGCAATATTAAAACTATTAGATATTCCTGAAGATCAATCAGAATTTAAATTTAAAAATTATTTAGATGTTGAGTACATTTTTAAATTTGATACTAATACATCGCCTGAAAATAGTGGATCAATAGTTAGTAATAGAATTATAATTGGTATATCAGGTTTGACAACAATACCTGAAGTTTTAAGTATTTTAAAAAGTACAATTAATGTTCCTTATAAAAGCATTATCGTTGAAACACATGCCGGATCCGGTTTAATCGGCATAACACAGGATAAATCAGGTTTTACGAAAGAAGTAAATATAGAAATTAATATATCAAGTATAGAAACAAATCTAGAAGTGATCCAGGATTTCGCCAGAATGGAACAATCATTAGGTTTATTTTATTTTGATATTGAAAAAAATAATCAATATTTTAATTATGATGTTGTTAAAAATAATATACAAATCAATTTATCATTAAAGGATGTAACATCAGGCGTTTCAAAACCAAAGGATTATGATTTATTGGTTTTACCATTAACAAAAGAATTTAATGAAGGTTTAGGAAGAGATGTTTATAATTTAAAAGATATTGATTCTGCAAACTTTATTTTATCAAATTATAATGGACAAACAAATCAAAAATATTATTGGGAAACTAGTGGAAGCTTAGGATTAATTCAAAAAAGTGGTTCAATTGAAAATACTGATTTATTAACTCATTGGAATGATTACAACTTTTTAGAGTGTCAACAAACATTTTTAGAATCAGAAAATTTAAATATTGATGTAACAAATATTTATGATTGTTTTTGGGATAACAATAATTCTATATTAAATAATGGATTAGCAGTACTTTTTTCTAGCCAAAGTTTATATGATAATGAAACATATTTCGCGAAAAGATTTGCTTCTAGTCATGTTCGTAATTTATCTTTAAGACCTTCACTAGATATATTAATTGATGATTCTTCATATTATATTAATCAGGATCTAGATTTTTATTTTAATATTGAAAATTCATCGATGTTATATAATAAAATTGGAAATAAGTACTCAAATATTAAAAAGCTAGGAAATAATGATTC